CTGGGTGGCTGCTGGTTGGGTAACAATGTTTGGTGGTAATCAAGGTGCAGATATCGGTGGAACTATGGCAGAGAGTATGAGTAGAGATTGCTGATGCAATTACTCGATGCATGTTATTCTTTAAAGTTAGAGTGTGCACTCAGGGATCTTGGATTTGTTGACATAGGATGGAAGTGTGTAGCACATGCAGGTATATTCTATATTCAACCAGTTGGTATACCCGATAATCCAGAGGGAGATCTTCTTGGTTTTGCTCTGACTGTTCCGTATGCAAAAGACTACAATAAGGTCAAAATGTTACAAACTGCCCGTAAAGCACTTGACTATGCTCAAGGTATAGACTAGATATAGTATAGAACTAATTAATTTTATGATTTTCCTATCAAACCCACAAGTTTGGCATTTAGCAGGAACTTGGTCAGACTCAGTTATTCAAAGTCCCACAGGAATGACTGATCTCCAGATGATGATTTCGATGCATGTTATAACTGTTCCTCTTGTTCTTTTACTTGGTGCTTACTTTCTTTTTGAAACTGCTAAAAAGGCAAAAGTATGAAAACACTTAAACTAAAAAGGAGACTAATGATTAACTCATTGGCCTCCTCAATCAATATTTGGTTTTTTCTTGTTATGGGTGTTTGGTTACTTACTACTAACTAATCATCGACATAGCAATTTCTAATTCCTTCGCATGCTCAAGTTCGTCTTGGGCAATTTTTTTGATTTTTTCATCTAAAGGATTCCATGCAAGATATTTGACATAAGTTTCATATGCATGTTTTTCAATCTTCATGTTGATGTCATAAGCATGAATAGGATCAACGAGATAATAAACAACCATGATCCAATAATAAAGTAGAACAAGGTGTTTGGCAAAGAACCGATCAATCCAGTACTTATTGCCCTCCCTAAGTTCCATTTCTTCGAGGTGTTCAGTTTCATTTAGTGCTTGATAAAAGTGTTCTTTCATTAAGTATACATGTTCTTCTCCACGAAGTCCAAGAGATTCACGGAAATGTAACACGCTAATAAATGCAAAGTAAGGTGCTCTAGCTATTACCTCTAATACCCAGAACCTTTGAAAGTGTCTATCTCTATAAAGGAAGTCGAGTATATAGATTGTACTATCTAATACCCAAGTATTGAATTTTTTCATAGATAAGCAAATTTAGGTAAAACAATAATTGCAAATGTAATTGTTCCTAAAATGATTGTTGCAGATTTGAATGGTAAGTTTTTCATTTGATCTCCTTAATGTATTCCAAAGAAAAAGGATGTTCGTGTAGATACGGAACATCCTCTCTTGCATTTCTTGCGGCTTCAAATGCGTCTTCTGCATATTCACCTATTTCGTGATGTTCGTTTTGTTGGTCGTGCCAACCGAGTGTGTAGTGGGACATGATGCTTTTCAACTCCAGTACGTTATTATTTATAATAACACACTAGGTAAATATACGCAGTAATGTACGGACTCACACACATTACTATATACAAATAAAACATGAACACAGTTGTTCTTGCTGCTTGCTTTCTTCCCCTTGCAATCATCTATGTTATAATGAAACTCGCAGTATGGTTATCCGCGACAAATGCTGAATCTACGTATGTTAAAAAAGAATCTCTCAGACCACACGGCCCGTATTTGGCAGATGCGTATGCAGACGTTGACGAGCAGGAAGAGGAGTATTGGAATATCTCAGAAGATTGATACCATAATATTTGAGTGGTATTCTGAGAGAGGTATGGAAGTGCCCAACTGGAAAATGAAAACTGATCCCGATTGGTGGATCGAATACCTAAGAGAATTAGATGAGCAATCCGGAAGTAGTGTGGTCAGTTAACATATTAATATTAATACTATTGATTTTTGTGTCAGTTGTGATATACTACATATTAAGATACGATGAATTTTTTCCAAATGAATAAGATAGTTTATTCATTACTCTTTACATTAACTGCATGCACTGCACCAATTACATCACCTCCAGCTGAAGCGTTTGAGTTAGAGGTAGAAAGATCTCAATGGGATCGTGTATATCATGCGATTGAGTATTTGAAACAAGGTCAAGGAGAGAAAAGAAAAACTCAACCGGATGATTCTGTGGATACTGCAATAGAGAAGTATATGCAGGAATATAAATAAGTTAGTATTTGCTTTATAATAGAGGATAGAAGTGGCATTAAGGAAACCCGGTGAATTATTCAGTAAGGATGGAGAACCTGAAAAGGAGTCTTCAACGGACGTTAGTGAGAATATAGATGAAATAAAACAAGAATTCACACAGTATAGTTGGAATCATAATAAGATAGAGGAACTTAGAAGACAAGTTGATAATGTTTCAAGTTCACTTAACTATGGTCTATCAGAGGTAGTTGATAAGAATCTAAATTTTTTAAATAATGAATATACAAAGTTAGTTGAAAAATTTAATGATAAGATAAAAACCCTTGATGAGCAGTTTACATCTAAGGTAAATGAACTTAAGAAATCTCATGTATCTTTAAATACTGAAGTTACAATAATTGAAAAGAGGCAGAAGAATCTTAAATTAGTAGAGGGTGGTAAGATAAATGTATTGAAGGAAGAGGTATTATCAGAGCTAGAGGGTATATTATCAGGTAACGTAACAGAAAATTTTAAAAAGTTAGAAGAGAAAGTTGATACAATCACAAAGACACAGATACAAAATCTTACAGAGAGTTATAATGAACCACCTGATGTAAACAATAGTGATGTTCTGACACCATTAAATAAGAAGTTTGTAAATCTTGATGAGTTTCAAGAACATTATAGAGTATTCTTAAATCGAATACAGAGACAACTATCAAGTCTAGGTGGCGGTGGTGCTGTATTGATTACAGATTTGGATGATGTAGAAAGATCAACTGCACAAGTCAATGGAAAGTATCTAAGATATAATTCAACAAAAGGAAAATGGGAAGGTGCGGATGCCTCTGGAGGAGGAGGTGGTGGAATATCTAATGTGGTTGAGGACACTAGCCCGCAGCTGGGAGGCAACCTTGATTTAAACAATAAGAATATCACAGGCACTGGTAATATTAGTATCACTGGTAATGCAAATGTAAGCACTTTAAATGTTGTTGGTGTATCTACATTCAATGAGGATGTACAATTTAAAGGTGCATCATCTAATATGACATGGGATAGATCTGCAAGTGATTTAACCTTATTTGATAATACTCGATTAATCTTTGGTAATAATGAGGATTTTCAGATATGGCATGGAGGTGCTCACACCTTTATGAAAAATAGTGGTGGTGATTTAAGGATTCGTAGTAATACTTTGATTCTTAAAAATCAGGATGATGATGAAAAATATATTCAATGTAATAATAATTCTAGTGTACAATTATTTTTCAATAATAATCAGAAATTCGTAACCACAAATACAGGTGTTGTTATAACGGGAATCTGTACTGCAACATCATTTAGTGGTGATGGTTCAGCACTTACAGGCATAGTTGGATCTGGATCTGGTGTTGTTATTCAACATGATGGAAGTAATGTTGGAACTGCTGGAACAATTAACTTCTCAACAAACTTAGATGTATCTGCCATATCTTCTGGTATTGTAACTGTGACTGCTACTGGTGGTGGTGGAGATGTAGTCTCTGACACGAGCCCGCAGCTGGGAGGAGACCTTGATGTAAATGGGAAAGATATTGTTTCTGCTTCCAATGGTAATATTGAATTTACACCTAATGGTACAGGTAAAGTTGTATTCAAAGGTGTAACTGGTAATGGTGGTAATGGTGCAGGACGTTTTGTTCTTAATTGTGAGCAGAACAGTCATGGAATCACAATACAAGGCCCACCTCATAGTGCAGGAGCAACGTATACTTTAACTCTTCCAAACACAGATGGTAATGCAGACCAAGTTTTAAAAACAAATGGCTCTGGTGTTTTAGATTGGGTTGATCAATCATCTGGTGGTGTAACTTCACAATCAATTACATTTACAGGATCAGCTGGATCAGCACAAGTAATACAAACTTATGCTGTAGGATCTGCAGATTGCACAGAGTTTACTCTTCATGTAACATCAGGATCAAATATCCAAGCACAAAAATTATTAGTTATGGATAATGGAGCTTCGGTCAATTTCAACCAGTATGCTGTAATGTATAGTGGTAATAAACTTATAGATTTCTCTGCTGATTTAAGTGGTGGTAATGTTAGAATCAAAGCAACACCAGAAACAGGAGTTAGCGGATCAATTACAATTAAATCAATCAAGCAGGTAATTTAATGATAACCACAAACAAATCACCTCTAACTATTGAGCAAATTGAACAGGAGGATAGAGAATATGAAGAGGAGAGAATAAGAGTTGCAAATGAAGATGGACTTCGTTTCGTACCTGAAGGGGATGGTAAAAAACATTATTCAGTGGTTTGTAATACTGCTGATGAATGGAAAAATTTACACGATGTTCTACATCAATCTAATAGTTCTGAACAATATGTTCCAGATCATCATGTAGAATGCTGTGATGATTGTAAATGTGTTCCTAATGTAGGGTCTTTTGAATTAACAGATGCTGAAGCTGAAGAATTAAAAAAACATTCTACAGTAATAAGTGTAGAGATTGATCCAGATTATTATGCTGGAACATTTAAAGGTGTTGGAATTAAACCTAGAATTACACGTACCCCAAGATATAATAGTAATGTAAAAAACTGTAGGCATCCGATTGCAAGCACCATTGTAGATGACACAACTTTTTTTCCAAGAAGTCAAGGAAATGTAACTTCAGCATTTTTAAGTAGAACGAATACTGTTTATAGACACTCAGTATTTTTAGATCCATTTATAGGAACTATTGATGGTTCATATAAAATTAAAAATGATAATCCAGAACAATTTGGTGATGGTTCTGATGTTGATATTATTGTGGGAGATGAATCAGCATGGTATGGTCATGCAGAATTTGTTAAAACTGGATCTGGAGAACCAACAAATTTTGTTGGGGGTAATGTATTAAGAGCAGGATTTTCCACATCATCAACAACTGGAATATGCGGTGTATTAGATTTATGTTTAGATGCACCATATTATATTGATCCAGAATTTTTTGAGGCAGATCCCGGAAATAGATTAATCACAAGGTGGGATGGTACGAAGGTTCCCGTTGAATCTGTAGCAAGAAATTGGTGGAGTAATGAGAGCACAACATATAGGTCGGCAAAGTATGTTAGCCCAGATAAAGGTGGAACTGCAACTGTGGGAAGTGATGAGGATTTTGGAACAATTAGTATTAATAGTAGTCATACAAGGGCAAGAAGTAATGGAAGTAATACAGCTAAACATACTGCTGCAGGAAATCATGGCACTCCCTGTATGTCACAAGCATACGGAAAAACAATGGGATATGCTTACAATGCAAATAAATGGCATTTGAATATTATTTGGAATTCAGGATCACAATCAATAACAACATATTATAAATTGATGACTGTTTTTCACAAATTAAAACCAGTCAATCCAAAATATGGGACTAAAGATCCAACTTTATCTTCTAATAGTTGGGGAGCAACTAGTTATGTTTCATCAAGCGGGTTTTATTTTCATCGCAAATCAGGTAATGGTGGTGATGGAGTTTCATATTCTGGATTACCTAATATGTTGAGATACACTTGGAGATTTGGTGCAGTTGAGGCTCATGGAAGAATAGGAGGATATGATAGTACTAATCATGCTCTTGGAAAGGAAATGTTAGATGCTGGAGTTTTATTTTTCAATGCAGCAGGAAATAATAATCAAAAACAAGTAAAGGGAGATCATCCTGATTATGATAATTATGTTAGTACATCAAGCAGTGCCACATTAGCACAGGCAGAAAGTGGATCATCATGGTCTAGTAGAACACGAACCATCCATCGTCCCGGTAGTCCTGCAAGTATCGGTATGTCAAATATAAATGGTGTGGAAACATATCGTTCTTTTAGTGTAGGGGCACTTGATACATTATATACAGGAAATAAAGATTCAAATGGAGAGAGAAAGGCAACCTATAGTAATATGGGTAACGCAATAGATTTTTATACTTTAGGTAATGATTCTGTATCAGCATATAATTCTGGTGCATATGGAACACAATTTTTTCGTGCTGATGGAAACTATACTTATAATGGTTCAACTTCAATTGATTCATATGATGGTGAATTTGGAGGCACAAGTTCAGCATGTCCCACTGGAACAGGTATTGTAGCTACAAAACTACAATATAATCGAAACTGGATATGGTCAGATGTAAAAAATTGGTTAGAAACAAAAGTAACTAATCAACCAGAGGATAGATTTGCTAGTGGTGCAGGAACTTCGCAACCAAATACCGAACCTACAGATCCAGAATCTACTGATTGGGCAACTCAATATAGTTTAATGGGAGGTGACAGGAAAATATTATGGGATGCACCCACATCATCAACATCAGTAGGTGAATGTTTATTTAATGGTGATATGAGAATATCAGGCCCATTGGAACTTCAAACATAAATAACTAAAAAGAATCATGTCAGAGCAGCCTTTTAGAACGAAGGAAATAAAGTTAGATGGTACTGGAACTCCTACGATAGAGAGTCCTAGCACCTTAAGTGTTACTGCAACCACAACTAATTTCAGTGGAGGTATTAATGTTTCTGGAATAGCGACTGCAACTAAATTTAGTGGAGATGGATCTTTATTAACTAATCTACCTAATAGTGGTGGAGGTGGATCTTCAAATTTATTTTCTACCATCGCAGTATCAGGTCAAAGTAATGTTGTAGCAGATAGCACTTCGGATACACTTACATTGGTTGCTGGTAGTAATATGACTATCACAACTAACGCTGGAACTGATACTATTACATTTGCATCCACTGGTGGTGGAGGAGGTGGAGGATCACTTGGATCAAGGAGCACAACCTCTGCAAGCACTGGTTCAATTGCACAAACTGCATCTGCTAATATTACGATTCCAACAGCTGGTAAATCTTTTTCTTTATTAAAGGTTTCTATTAACGCACCTGCATATGTAATTTTATATACTGACTCTACTTCAAGATCAAATGATTCAAGTAGATCAGAAGGAACAGATCCCACACCGGGTTCAGGTGTTTTGACTGAGGTAAGTACAACGAGTTCTGGTTCTTCAACATTTTTAATGACTCCTGCTGTGCTCGGATGGAATAATGATGGTACACCAGCATCACAAATTTATGCAAAGGTAGTTAATAAAAGAGCATCAAGTGGTAGTAATGCTATAACTGTGACACTCACAACTGTTGCGTTAGAGGCATAATGGCAAAACGTATTACTGATGTAGTTCTAAAGGAAGGTGCTCATGAAGTATCCTTTATAGAATCAATTACTAAACTTCCAGAAGTAGAATTAAAAGATAGAGTAGAAAGTATCGACAAGATGGTTGTTTTAAATGTTGAGGAATCTTATCTGGAAACATTAAAAAATCATCATGATGTAGAGTCTGTTGAATTTTTTGATGAATCACCCACTCCTGTTACCTATCCTTCAGTTCCGTCAGTATATACATTAGCAAATAAGTCTATCGGAGGAACAACTTATTGGAATAATTTTCGTGGTGATAAAATGTTATCCTATCAACATTATCTTGATACCGATCATATTCCTGACCCAACACCTGATAGAACAGTAAGTCATAATGGACAAAGTGCTACAGGACATACTGTTGGTAATCATTATTATTACGGTGCTTTTTATGGACAGAGAGATAATATAAGACATTTTGGATCACAACCAGCAAGTGATCATGGAACATATGGTAGTGACTCAACCTACTATTCAACATACACTGGAAAATTTGTTGATATTGTTGTAGTCGAAGGTGGTTCATCTGCTCCTTCTGCTGAATATCAAAATTATCATGTAAATCATCCTGATTATCTTGACCCTGATACAGGTAGTACAAGGATGATTCCAATGAACTGGCCCGGTCTTAGTAATAGTCATAATAATCAGGTAAGCAGTGGTATCATGCTTAATGGTCATTCTGTTGGAACATTGAGTGCTGCTGGTGGAATAGTTGGAGGATTTGCAAAGAGATCAAAAATGTACGCGGCTTATATTACTGGTCATGGTATTACAGCAACATTAAATTCAATAAAATCTTGGCATCAATCTAAATCTAATAATCCAACAACAGGTTTTCCAAATCCAACTGTGCTAGTTACTGAATGGCATCATCCAGTTGCCACTAGAAAATATTCAATAAGAGTGAATGATGTTACTAGTGTAACGAGTCCAAGTCTAGGTACAGTCAATAGACCATACAATGGTTGGGGATCAGATTTAACTCCTTTTGTACAGAGAAATATTATACCTTTTCAGTTATTAGATCCAGTAGAAAATACTTGGTATTGGACAATAAACATGGGTCAAGGAGCAGTTGATGGTCTACCTAGTTATCATACTGCAATGGCACAATGTTGGGATGCTGGAATTCACATAGTTACGAGTGAGGGAAATGGAGGAGCTGTATCCTGTCAAACCACACAACCAGAATTTAGTGGTACATACGTGGATACAAGTGGATCAATAAATCTATATACTCATAATTTTCCTGCCTCTGGAAATCAAAACGATCCAGTAACAATTACAAGAAGCACTAGTTATACTTCGAGATGGTATGTTCTTAGACCATATGGGCCCGGAGGTCTTGCTAAATCAATAAATGTTGCTGCTGGTGGTAATAGTGAGGGGTGTCCAGCATTAGATGATTATACTGCAAGGGGGCCTCAAGTTGATGTGATTGGTAGAGGTAGAATAACTTTCACTGCTGGCACTCCGACTGCCACGCAATTACAGGATAATTTTAGATGGATGTCATTCGGTGGAACAAGTTGTGCAATGCCAACTGTTGCAGGAAAGGTTGCATGTTACGTTGAAAAACATTATACAATTAATGGTGTTTATCCAACTCCTGATCAAGTCAAAGCATCTATGATATCAGAGGCAAAAGCAACAGCAATGTCTGTGGCAACAACAACATGGGCAAATGTTCCTAATGCATCTAATAGTCCAATAAATCCCGGTCAACAAGCAACAGTTGACACTCATTGTTTGAAAGACAAATCTGGTTACACTGGGGGAAATGGTGGTCATGCTTTCCTAGATCATGCCGGAACTCCATGTCGTCAGGCATATTGGAACGCACAAAATTTTAATAGAGAACAAACATATAAGAAGAGACCGACAAGCGGTGTTTTATTTCCAAGACCTCGTAAATTTGATATACCACCTATAGAAGAGGCAGCTACAGTAAATGGTAATGCTGGTGCTAATTATGATGCCAATCCAACTAATCCCGGATATAGTAACTAAATAACATAGCGATATTAATAAACTATGGGAGCAATGACCCCACCGAATCGGAAAAGTTGTTATAACTTCCGCGTCATCGAAATTAACAAGGTACTTGACGGAGACACAATTGATGTTACAATAGATCTAGGATTTGACCTATACAAAAAAGAGAGGGTAAGGATTGCAGGTGTTGATACCCCCGAAAAACGAACCAGAAATCTTGAAGAAAAAGCACTCGGAATCGACGCAACAAACTGGCTCAAGGAGAAACTTGAAGGTGCTGTTGCTGGTGATGATGATCTCGTTATCCGTACTGAGTTGGATGGCGGTGTCGGGAAGTACGGCCGTCTTCTTGGCTGGTTATACATTGGGGATAGCAACCTTTCTCTCAATGAGCAAATGATCACTGAGGGATATGCTTGGTCATATGATGGTGGCACAAAACAAAAAAACTTTGAAGATTTACGTGAGATACGTAGATCTTACGGTACACTTATAGAGGAAGACTAATGAAACTTGGACAAACACTTACAAAAATTAAAGATTGGGATAAAGAAAAAGCAAAATGGTTTCAAGATAAATTTAATCTAACAGATTATCAGATGCTTTGTATCTCATTTGCTAAAGGATTTATTATTGGAGCTATTCTATTATGATTTTTGCTGTTCTTGCTGATGCTGCGAAAGCATATAATGATATATCTTGGCCAGATGCCATACCATTTTTGATTTGTATTATAGGACTTTATTGGATTAAAGTTAAAATAGACACAAGAGCAGGAATAGGTAAAAAGAAATTAAGACAACTTAAACAAGTTATTAAAGAAGCAATTGATGAAACGATTGGATTAGAATGAAACTTATCTACAAAATTGGTATTGGTGTGTCATTGACATTGAATGCATTTGTATTCATTGTAAGTTCATATGGACTGATTACTTTTGATTCGAGAGTTCAAGAGAATCGAAAGTTTCTTATTGATACGATTAAATCAGAGGTAGAGAAACAGATACCGAGATCTTTACCACGAGTTACGGGTGAAGTTTATGTCCCCAATAAATGATATTCATATTCATGATGTGAGTGTCCCTCACGTACATCAATATAAAATCCCTTATACCAATATACCTTTACAGAGAGTTCCTGTCACATTACAGATTGGATTTCCAATAGTAGAGATGCCGGGCTGTGTAAAGATGCATAGGGATAATAAAGATCATATTACTCGTTTACCTTTTGATAAAGATCTTGTGAATCAAGATCCAAAAGGATCTACAACTTTGTGTCCTCATGGTGAGTATCCATCATATGATGCAATGGATTATCAACCAGAGAATTTAATAGTCACTAGAGAAACACCACCTCCACCTATTGCACCTCCACCAGAGGTTGATGCACCAGAGGTTCCTCCCACTGGTGATCTTGGTGGAAATGAGGAAGTACCATGTCCCGGCCCCAGTCAATTAAGAGTTGGTGATGTAACTCAATCAGGTGATGAAAGAGTTGTTGGTCATCGACTTATTGATAATGGTAAAATTTGTGAGACATTGTAC